ATTATGGGTGATGTTATCCGTTATTAATCTTACTTTGTAAAACTCTTACAAATTCACTTTGAATCATTTTTGTAAACTTAACATACGGTGAGTCCTCACTTTCAGAATCGTATTTATAAGCTCCTGATGGTGGTCTTTTTGACCTTCCAAGATAATTTAAATTTGACAGATTAGTGATACATTTATGACCCCCACTGTTAGCCTGAATCAAATCCCAAGCATTAATTGTTATCTTATCTAACATTAATCTATGTTCTTCAGGTAACTCTGTGAATGGTATTTCCATCATTTTCCCAATATGGGTTAATGTTTCCCTACCGTTGTCCATTGTTTTGTACTTGTTACCATATAAAGCAACAAAGTCTTTAAATGTAAAACCAACAGACTCAGGTCCAAAACCTTTTGACCTTTCCGATATCCACTTAATTGTTGATAATGGGATTTCTTTTTCTTTTAAACTACCTTCCCACTTTGAAAGTACTTCTTGGGCAATTTCTCCTAAGTTAACTCCCTTTAATTCTCTTTCTTTCTTATACGGATTACAAGATGCTTGTACCAAACCTAACGGCCAAGCAATAACAATAAAGTCCGCCTCAGGATTATTTTTGAATGGTGTATATCTGTCATAAGACCCCGGCTTCATCATATTACCACCACCGTATTGAACAATGATATTACCTTCAACTTTAACATTGGGATTGGTTTTCATTTGATTGATATAGGTTTCTTTATTCTTTTGTAATTCAGGTATTTTTGCATAACCTTTCTCAACCATAATTCTTTTAATATTCTGTAAAATATTCATTAAAGATGGGGTACATTTCATTACAAGTTCTTCTAAGAACCCTGGTTTGTTTTTAAAGGCCAATAACAATTTATTTGCAACCAAACCTAAAGCCATTTTGTTTTTGGCCAAAGACGAATCTTTATCTAACTTAAATAAGTAATTAATAACTTGGTCAACAGAAATATCATTCATCGCAAAGTTTGCAGAGTCTACAGTTGAAATTAATAAGATATCACTACTTGGGAATATTTCTCTTGGTGATACTACTTGAGAGATTGTCTCTACATTGGACCTTGAGTGCCTAAATGATACTGATTTTGTGTCCTCAGCTCCCGCTTGTCTATCATGGTGGTCAGTATGAATAACAAACATTGGTTTACCGTGAGCAAAATCAACAAGGACTGGCATTGTATCTCCCTGAGCGTCATTCTTTTTAACGGAAAATTCTTTATCCCCATATTGGATGACATGGGCATCAACGACTTTAATCCCGTTGTCCTCAAGATATTTTTTCATCGCAATTGCGGTAGTAACACCATCTAAATCTTGGTGGAAATAAATTTCCGCTTTAAGATATCTTTTAGCTAGTTGATTAATATCTCTTAACCCACTTTCGTTGAGTAATTTTTTCATATTATATTAAAGCGCCAATAACTTTACTTCCGGTTCCTCCTCCTCCACCTCCAAATAATGACATTAATGCCGATACTGGGTCCATTCCTCCTCCTCCTGAAGTTTGAGCGGTAGAACTTGTTGGTGGTGGTGGGGGGGGTGTTGTTTCAGACGATTGTTGTGACATATCTTCTTGATAATTTCGTTTTCCTTCAGGACTTCTGTTATATTCGTCAAGTTTAGCCTCAAAATCGTCAACTTTACTTTCAACCTCTTCAGGTCCTGTAGCATTTGCAACACCAATTATATCTAAAAATCCTAAATACCATTTACTCCTTCTCATAAGAGACCTTGTGGCCGGATTTCCCCCAAATATTCTAAAACTTCCAGCATTTAATTTCTCCCAAAGAGGTACATCAGATTTCATATATTTAAACCAATTATTTTTAACTCCTTTAAAATCCCTAAACCCTTTAAAAACAGTCTCAGCTTCTTTTCCTGCGGTTCCAACAGTTTTCATTTCTGCGGATGCTCCTTTAAATAATTTAATATAATCTTCCACAATTGGTATTATTCGTCTTATTATAGGAAATCTACCTATAAAGTTTTTTAACATCGTTAATAATTTACCACCCCATTCAGGAGATTTTTGTACAAACATTTTTAACGCACTTGATTTTTTTGCACTTGACGCCACTTTAGCCACGTCTCCCGCCGCGAGAGCTGTTTTAAATTCTTTACCTACAATTCCTCCAGCTTTAATCACCCCTACAACAGGTTTTGCGATAAGGTCACCCATATATGGTATAACAGAAATCCAAGATAACATTGCAAATAATTTATCACCTTGTCTCCAATAACTAATACCGTTTACTAAATCTACAAGTCCTGTAGGGTCAAATATACCGACAATATCTCCAACAGTATTATACCATGATTCTTTTATTAAATGTGATTTTTCCGGATATAATGATTTTAACATTTCTAAAACAAATGCTCTATCCGAACCAGATAATTTATTCCATTTTTCATCAAGAAGTTTTATTTGTTCTTCTTTATATATTTTAACCATCGTTTCTTTTAGTTCCGATTCGGTAAGAGATAATTTATTCATATGAAATGTTTTTATTTATAAATATCATAGAAACAAAAAAAGAAGAGAGATGTCTTCTTTTTTAACTTCACACTATCTTTGTTAGTGGCGGATTTTTAAATATTACAAAATGATTATCCTCAACTTTATAATTTTTGTTATCGAAGATTAGTATATCCTTTGTATTGGTGAATATGATATAGTCTAACGGTTTACTTTTATAGTTCTTCATTTGATATGTATTCACAACATACTCATTTGTCTCCTCATTAAATTTACTCCATGTTAGGGGTTTTATTTGACCGTATTTAATTCCTGTCGGTGTTGTTATTTCAACATCTTTCCCATCATATCTATCTTGGTTTGACCCAGAACAAAATTGTTTGATTTTTGATGGGTCTATATTAAATGGGGTGTCAATTAATTTCTGAATCGTTAAATTTTCTGTCTTGGTTCCTGACGTATACGATTTGATGTTAAGACCAACCAGTTCTTTTAATCTATCCCCTCCTTTAAATAATTTCTCCTTATTAGTAGTAACCCATTCTTCAAACTTACTAATCGTGACTTCATCAGGTATATGACTATTATCAAATACTCCGTGCATATACCACTCAATTAATTTTTTAATAACCATCGGATTGGTGTCAAAGTAATTTAAAATTGACCATGTTTGGTTTGGTACATTCGTCCCTTCGATATTAATTAACCCAACCTCACTATTACATATCCCAACACCATCAATAAAACTATTATTACCTAAATTATTAGGATAAAGATTGGTTAGTGTATCGGTAATGAATTTAGGGAATCCTGATACTTTTTTCTTTAAAAAGTTTTCATCTAACTTAATTTCATGTGTCTCAAGTTCTCCCTTTATTTTATCGTATTCATCAATAGTAATATATGGAACGTTACTAGATTTAGTTAATTTAACTTTCTCTAACGGGAATTCAAAAGTTTCATTCGTTAGAATATTAATAAGTTTAACTTTAATTGTAACATTAGTATCCTTTAACTCTTTAAGTTTATTAACGTCATCTTTAGTAACACCATTAATATAAACAAACGTCCTTTGGTTTTTCGTATCAGGATTAAAGTTAGTGTACCTTACCTCAATATCCTCAGGGAATTCTATATCAACTTGTTGTTCAATTAATAATTTAAAATACTGTTCCTCTGTTACTAAAATTTTCATAACTATAAATATACCGAAATAAAAAAAGGGGTTAATTAAACCCCTTCTTCAAAAACTAATTTAGTTTGTTTCTTCTCATCAACAAATGCTTGTATTCGTTTACGAGATATTTCACAATAATCAGGACTTAATTCAATCCCAATCCACCGTCTATCCAATATCTCAGCAGCCACACATGAAGTTCCACTTCCGTTGAATGGGTCAAGAACTATATCATTCTTATAAGACAATATCTTAATCGCCCTTGTGGGAATATCCATTGAGAACGTTGCCTTTGTTAAAGATTTGGTGTCGGCAAAATATTTCCATTGTCCAAACACTAATTCCATGAACTCTTTCTTATCCATATCGTCATAAACAACTTTTTTCTTAGTCGTACCATCTTCTTGAGGAATTTCGGTGACAACACCTGTCCATTGTGGCTCACCTTTAACAGTCTTAATATGTTTATGTTTGTAGGCTAGTATGACACACTCTTTCGGGTTATAAATATATGGCGAGCTCGGACTCATCCAACTGCCCCACGCAGTTGTTTTACTCCTATGTGGACTGTCTTCCTCAAGGTCAACGATACCGAAGAACTTATAACCAATTCTTTTCATAACTTGATAGACTTCAGAACAAAAGAAAATTCTACCACCTTTATCTTGTCTATTTATTTCGTAGGGGAGATTTAACGCAATTCTACCATCGTCTTTCAATAACAAATACGCTTCGGTTAACCATTGTTTAGTAAATTTTAGATATTCATCAAAATATACGTCATCATTATGAACATCATAATTAATACCCACACCGTAAGGACAACTCGTCACAATTAAATCAATTGAATTGATTGGCATATCAGCCATAACATCAATACAATCACCATTAATTATCGTACCTATAATATCTTCTAAATTCCTCATATTTTACTTTTTTTCTAATGTTTTAATGTGATGTTCTAAATAAAATAACGCTTTTTTTAAATCTTCAATTTCTTTTGTAGGGTCTTTCTTACCCGCTCTTGAAATATACTTCACGGTGTTGCCAAGTGAAAACCCTAAGTCCCAAGCATCAATTACCTTGATGGTTTCATACTCATTATTTTCACCAAATTGGTAATGTTCTGGATGGTCTACTTGTTCTTTATTCTTTTGGTTGTCCATAACTAATTGGTACTAATAATAAATCTGTCTCACCAATGATAACTCTAAGTTTTGTTATCATCAAGTCATCACCAGAATAAGAATGTTTTCTTTCAAAGTTAATACCCTTAACAATCATTTTTAATCCACCAACAACAACTCCTGTTGGGTCCAAATACTCTAAAGTTATATCAGTAATCTCCAATAATTCTTTTGGGTTATATGTATCCATAACCGTTTCAAAAAACTCGGTTTTGAAGATAACTGATTCTCCTTCATTATACATTTTGTACTTTCTAAACAAGTATGGATTAATTTTTGTTGGATGAGTTTTAATAATCCATCGATTTTCCAATAAAGGTTCAACAGGTATAAACTGTTTTAAATTTTCCATATTAATCTTCTTTATATTCGTTTAATAGTTGTTCACTAGTCAGAATTCCATTGTATTTTTTTGCTATCTCATCAAAGTTTTTCATACTAACATTGGTATACATGTTGTGGACAGTCTCGGCTAGTTCATCCGCCATGTTAATTGTTTCAGAAATAACTTTGACTATTTCATAAGGGTTCGCATTTGATGCTGGTCGTCTATCCTCAACATGCCCTTTCCACTCTTTAGCCGTTGACACAGGAACTCGAATAGACGCTCCTCGGTCACTAACACCCCAACTGAACTTATCAATTGATTGTGTTTCGTGTCTCCCTGTAAGTCTTAGTTCATTATCCGAACCATATACCTCAATATGCT